GGACCAGGGGGCGGAAGGCACCAAAAGCCTCCGGGGGGAAAAGGCCCTCGCCTGGGCAATCTTCGATTTTTCCTGCAAGGCGGCGGAACGGACGTGGGAGAACGTCGTTTATCGGGGCCTCAAGGAATGGCGGGATGCGGTGGTCAGGATCGCCGGGGACACGCTCCGGGAGGTGAAGGCCATCACGTCGTCGTCGGGCGACGCGTTCGAGTCGGAGTTTGCGCTCTGGATGGAGGAGACCGGCCTCCCGCTTATGCGCTCCCTCGTGTACCCGCTCGTGTTCACCACGGCGGAGAAGGCGACGAAGCAGGCCGCCGCCAAACTGAGCCTTTCTTTTTCGGTGTTCGAGGAAGCGATTTTACGCTATGCCGAGCGGGAAACCGCTTTTCTCGTGGGCGTCATGGGGGAAACGACCGGGAAGGCCGTCGCCGGCATCGTCCAGGACGGCCTCGCCGCCGGGGATCTGATCCGGGACCTGACGAAGCGGCTCGAGGACTCGGCCCAATTCTCCCGGACCCGCGCCAAGCTCGTCGCAAGGACGGAAACGACGCGGGCGTGGAACGGCTCCCAACGGTCGAGCCTCTCGGAGTACGCCAAGACAAGCGGCCGGGGCGTCGAAAAAAGCTGGCTCTCGGCCCGGGACGACCGGGTGCGGGACGAACACATCGACCTCGACGACGGGGCGTTTTACCCGATTGACGAAATGTTTGCCAATGGGCTTACCGAGCCGGGCGAGCCGAATTGTCGTTGTACGCTCGTCTATCGGCTCACAGATCCACTAGGGAGGGAAGGCACATGACGACAAAGAGAAGCGCCGGCGCCGTGGCGGCCCGCTTTGAGGTCAAGGCGCTGGACGATGCGACGCGGACGTTTTCCGGCCTCGCCTCGACCTGGGACCTGGACTATGGCGGCGACGTTATCAAGCGGGGGGCGTTTGCCGACACGCTGAAAGAGTGGCGGACGAGCGGCCAGGCTATGCCGCTCCTCGACAGCCATAACGGCTTTTCCTCCGTCCGGGCGATCGTGGGCAAGATGACGGACGCCACGGAAACCAAAGAGGGCCTCGAGGCCACGTTCGAGGTATTGGACGGGCCGGATGGGGACGAAATCTGGCGGCGGATCAAGGGCGGGCTGGTGTCCGGCCTCTCCATCGGATACGAGCCGAAGGAGGTCGAAACGCCCGACCCGGACCAGGAGCGCCAAGGAATCTGGAGAATCCTGAAGAAAGTAATTCTCCGGGAAGTCTCCGTCGTGATCTGGCCCATGAATACCGACGCCCGTATACGAAGCGTCAAGAGCCTCGTGGACTCCGGCCTCGACGGCCTATGTCCGGAGGTGCTGACCGATGACGACCGAAAAGACCTTCGATGTATCACCGGCCGGATCGGCTCCCTTCTTCGCCCGCCCGCGCCCCCGGAGGAGGGGGCCCCGGTGGCCCAAGGAAAGGCCGAAACGCCGAAGGACAGCGAAGGCACCGAGCCAAAAGCGCCCCCGGACCCACCGTCCGCAGATGTGCCGAAGGCAGAAGCCGAGCCGCTCTACCGCTACGACGAAGCACTTGCCCGGAGGATCTCGGGCGTTCGCACGCGTCAAGTGCGGCTCAACATCCAAAGCCCAGACTAACCGAAAAGGGGGACACAATGGGCGAAAGCAAGGCAAATCTTCGGCAGATGCAGCGGGACCTGGACGGGCTCCTGCGTGATCTCGAAGTCGGAGAGGCCGAAATGAAGGTGGGCCCGATCACCGAGGCCCGGGGGAAAGAGTTGGAGGCCAAGGCCCACGAGGCCCAGGCGCTCCAGGATCACATCGACCGTTACAACCGGATTTCCGGCGTAGCACAGACGGGGCGGGAGCTCCAGACCCGGACGCTTCCGGCGACGGACGAAAAGAAGCGGCCCGACGTGGTGCGAACCACGCCCGGCCACCTGTTCGTGACCTCGGAGGCCTTCCAACAGTGGAAGGGCCAGGACGGGGCGGGATGGTCCGCCAAGGTGGACGTCCGGAGTGTGCGAAACGGCAAGGTGGCCCTATACGGGGACGAGGCGGAGAAATTCAAGAGCCGCCTCCAGATGCAGACGAAGCAGTATTCCGACGCTCTGCTCTCCGATCTCTACGCCGCGATTTGGAGCCAGGATGACCCGGAAATCGTGCGCTATGCCGAGCCGGAGATCCTGACCATTCGGGACGTGATGAACGTTGTGCCCTGCACGTCGGACTCGATCCGGTTCGTCCGCCATACGGCGACGGGACGGGCGGCGGCGGCCCAGCAACTCAGGAGCGGAACCACCAAGACGGCTGCGCTCAAAAATTATTTGACCGTCGACGTCGAGACAGAAACGGTGAACGTCTGCACCATCGCCGTCCTGTCGAAAGTCACGGAGCAGGACATCGAGGACGCGCCCCGCCTCATCGGGATCATCAATGGGGAGATGCAACTCGACGTCCGCGTGGAGGAGGAAACCGAGCTCCTCTACGGCACCGGCGTCGCGGGTGAGATCAACGGCCTGTACAACCAGGGCGTCGAGGACGTCTACGAGTACGGCCGGGCGGTGGCGGGGGAAACCCTGATCGACGCCATCCGGAAGGTGAGGACGGACCTTCGCAAGCGGCGCGTGGTCCCGAACGCGTGTTGCATCGACCCGCTCGATTGGGAAACCGTCGAACTGGAGAAGGGCACCGATGAGCGGTACGTATGGGGGCTGATCTCGGACCTTCGCGGCCCCCGGATCTGGTCCATGCGTGTCGTGGAATCGGACGCCATGACCAACCCGGACACCGGAGAGCGCCGGGTCCTCGTGGGCGATTGGACGCGGGGCGCGACGCTGTACGACCGGCACGATGTCCGGCTGGCTGTCGGGTACGTGGATGACGACTTCGCCCGTAACCTCCGAACCCTGCGGGCCGAGGAGCGGCTGGCCTTGGCCGTCAAGCGGCCGTGGGCGTTCGAGTACATCGTCACGGACCTCGGCGGAAGCTGAACCTGACGACACACCCTGAAACGGGGGGCGGCGCGAGCCGCCCCTCAGAGGGGGGAAGATGAAATATCTGGAAGCACGACGACTGAGGCGGGAACCTCATGCAGGGCGGGACGAGGCCAAGATGCGCCGCCGGTATTACGAGGACAAGGCGCTTCCCGGGCCGGTCTATGAGCCCGAGCCGGAGGTCGAGGCCGTGGACACCGTGACGGAGACGGAATGGCCGCTCCGGATGAAGCCGAATACCTACCTGGCGCTCCATCCGACGGGCCAGTGGGCGGAGTTGGCGCGGCGGATCGTGGGAGAGGATGATGCCGAGCCTTCCTAAGCCCGCACTCGTGGACGTTGTGAGCGCGGACGATCTTAGGGCTGCCTATGAGCGGACGATGGCCGGCCGGACGCCCGAGGTCTATGAGGAGCAACGGCGGCGGGCCGAATGGGCGCGGACGGCCCAAAGGTCCGGGAAGGGATGCCGGCCGGAAACGGCCCGGTGCCCGACGGCGCAACCGTCGGAGTACATAACGCCCGAGTGCTGCAAGTTTCACATTAGGACCGTTCTCTCCGATGTGGCGGCGCTCCTGGATGACCTCGGCGTAACGTGGTGGGCGGATTACGGGACCCTCCTCGGGACGATTCGGGAGGGCGGGCTGATCCCCTGGGACAAGGACACGGACCTCGGGGTGATGGCCGAGGACCGGGAGAAGGTGCTCGGGGCGTTCCCGCTCCTGCTGTCCATCGGGTATTGGCCGGTCTATGAGCCGCCCCACGGCAACGGACGGATGAAAACCGGGGACCGGGTAAAGGTCAGGCTTTCCCAGCGGAATCATACGAATTGCGATTTGTTCTTTTGGCACCGGCGCCCCGGCGGGATGCTGGAGCGGTTGCACTACATCGCGGCCGATGCCTTCAAGGGGCGGGAATTCCCGGAGGCCTGGCTCCATCCGATGCGGCGGGCGGACTTCGACGGCATCGACGTTGCGATCCCGGCCGAGGCGGAGGAGCTCCTGGCCCACCGCTACGGGGAGGATTGGCGGACGCCCGACCGGAAAAACCACGCCAAGCGCCCCTGGCAACCGGCCGCGTCGAAAGCGGCGGGGCGATCGTTTGCGGCCCGAAAGGTGCCGCGCCCGAGAAATACGCTCGTGCCGGATCTGGTGCGGGGGAAAACGGTGTCCGTCGTGGGCCGGGCTGGCTCCCTCCTCGACACCGAAAACGGGGCGGCCATCGACGCCGCCGATGTGGTGATCCGGGTGAATTGGGTGCTCCCGATCCCGCCCGAGCACGAGGCGGCGGTGGGGACGCGGACGGATGTGGTTTACCATTGTAAGAGGGCGAAAACGGCCCGGATCACGGCCGAGAAGCTCGGCATCAAAACGCGGAAGGTGGAGGGGAAGGAACGCCGCCACCTAGCGGAGCGGTATTTCGTGAATCCGCGCCGGATGCGCCCGACGACGGGAATGTGCGCCGTCATGGATGCCTTCGAGGGTGGGGCGCGGGAGGTCCGCCTGTTTGGCTTCGACTTTTTCCAGAGCGGCCACGTCCAGGAGCGGGAGCCCGATGGGGATGACTATTCCACGCCCCTCCCCTGGCTCCATTCGCCGACAGAGGAGCGGCGGGCGCTCGGCCGGCTGATCGCCGAAAACCCCGACCGGCTGATCCCTGACGCCGTTCTCCGGGAGGCGCTGAAGTGATGGGCCCCGGCG